AACAGTAATAAAGCGGTCAATCGTCTTTGATGGTCTTGTGTAGAAATCCATTTACGAGCTTCCGCGTATGTGACTACGCCATCTTGACCATACTGTTGGTAAAATGCTCTTAATTCCTTTTCAATATCGCCTTTGACACCAGCGAGAATTAAGAGCATTAGTAAAATGGATTCATCGGTAATTTCTCGTTCATCTTGTTCTAACGCGATGAACTCTTCCTCACTCCACATTACTTATCACCGCCGCTCGCTTTCTGAGTCGGTTGCTTCGGAGCGTTCTTCGCTTCTATCTTCAAAGTAGCGTCCATTTCTTCCAACTCGGCTTGTTTATCGTCTTCAATTTGCTTTAACTCATGCTCCAAGTTAGTAGTCCAAGGATGTCGAGCAACAATGGTCTTGTTAGACAGAATACCAACGGACTTGACGCAGTTATCAATCATCGTGTCTTCGTTGATGAAAATATCGCGATTGAAAACGAACTCAACTTCTTCGGTAGTATAATCCTCGTTGCCGTTATGAATTAAATACTGGTCGATAAACCACTTTAAATCCTCAAAGCCAGCTTGGAACTCAGTTTCCATAGCGTTAACATCCAAGTCAATATCCGTATACATGGACTGAATGTTCATCTGGTTGGGGTCGCCATCCATGCGCTCTTCCTTTGCGTCAAAGCCACGACCGTTTTCCACGATAGCTCGCTTTAACTGCATCAAGATCGCTTGATAATTAGCAGCGTTAACTTCCACATTCAGAGTTTCAACGCCGCCTTGAACACCATCCACAGTGGTGACTTTGATAACACCATAAGTCGCTAAGTTCTGTCTGAACTCTGGAATGTTAGTGCCGTCATAGTTCTTTAACACCAAGATAGTGGTGCGGGGGTCTTCTTCCATGTTGTTCTGGAAGTCACTCAGCACTTGATTCAGTGCGTCTTGCAGCGGCTTAACATTTCTAATCAGAGGTATCTCTTTAGAGTTATACTTGAAAGGAATAATCGGCAGTCTGTTCCAGTTGTAACCACGACCACCAACATATAAGTAGTCGCTGTGGGGAGTCTCTGCCGGGATTAGCTTACCGCTTTGATAGACGAAATGAGTAATGCCGTGAGTGGTGAACAGATCAACATGATGAATAAGAATTGTGTTACCCTTATTATCAAAAGTTTCCTCTGTGTAATAGCGCATCACACATTCCAGTTCGGTGTGCGCCTTATCTTTCCACACGGGGCAAATCTCGTAAGCTGGGAACACCATCAACTTAAAGTTACTTTCCGCATCGTAATAGGGATATAACCAAGCGATACCACCATCCACGGCGTACTGTGCCAGTGTTCTTAACTGGCGGTGTACTTTCTTACCAAATACACTGTGAAGTAACTTTAAGTATTCGTCCTTAGAAGTCGCAATTGTAATCGGCTTACCAAGTACATAGTTTGTTTTCTGGTCAACTAACTTACGATATTGGTTGTCTATTAACTTGTTGTTAGCGACATTGTTAATCGTGGTTAACTGACCATCTGCACCAATGACCTTCTTTTGTCGTTCCAGAATGTCATGGTGTCCATCGTAATATTTTTCAGCAAGTAATTGCTCGTCACGCTGCGGACTTTTCAACCACTTGTTGAGAACCAGTTCCAAGTATCTAATATCTGAATTGGTGGACTCAGAATTGGGTTTTGGTAAATCTGGTTGTTTAAATAAATTAAAAACGCCCAATCTTTATCCTCCTTTCGTTATGTAAAACTAAATAAAGCACCTTTACCAACCTTATCGTAAAGACCAGCTAAACAGTCTTCCGCGTCGTCGTGCTTCATCTTACCTTCTTTTTGATATGCCATAATATCGCCGTAGAACTCGGCGTAGTTAATCTCCCAACCGATAGGGAATTTGATGTTATTTTGACACCAAGTTGCCGAACTCAAAATACGGGATTTCTTATTACGAGTTTGGGTAAATAAGTCGATATAAGTCTTATACCAACGATACTTGTCTCGTAAAATGCGCTCGACGCTTCTACCAAAGCCACGACCACCAGAGTTACTTTCGATATAGGCTTTATTGACCTTAAACTCAAATAACCGCTTGGCTACCTCTGGTTCGGTGATCTCCATGCCGTCTTTGGTGAAATAAACATCGTAGACATAGCACTGACCACGGAATAAACCGTAAATAATACAACAGAGATAGTCGTCGCCTTGGTCGGCGGTATCGATATAAGCGCAAACCTCTTCGATAAGCGAGTTGCCCTTATCGTCTCGCGGGACATCTTTATAAGTCTGGAAACCAATGTTGTAAAGCCTACCCATCAAGTCAATAGGCATTTGATTGTAGTTAGCTTCCACAATCTCTCGTCCCATTGTCTTAACGATTAAGTCATACGCTTGGCGAGTTAACACGCCGTCACAAAGCATTGTTCCATCGTCTTGTAAAGCCTTTTTAGTTATCAGCTTGATTGGTAATCCAATAGATTTGTAGTGGTCGATAGCTCGTCCAGATAAATCTTTCGTATTCCAACGAGTAGCGATAATAACCAACTTGCCGTTCTTTTCAAGACGGGATAACATGGTGTTAGTAAACCAAGTCCAGTGTTGTTCCAGTTTAGTTTCGTTAAGCGCTTCTTCTGCGTTCTTAACGATGTCGTCCAGTATCATAACCGTTGCACCGAAACCCGTAACAGTACCACCGGGCGAGGTTGCCAGATAAGAAATGTGCTGCCCTTCCAATGTCCACATACTCGCTGCGCTGCTACCACGCTTCATGCGGGTGTTGGGGAATATGTCAGAGTACACAATGCGGTCTTTACTGGCTTTACGCTCTTGTATGCCATCGCGCACAGATCGCGAGAAGGTCTTGGAAAGTTCCTCGTTATAAGAACCCGTGATTATCTTCTCGGATGGGTTCTTTCCAAATATCCATTCCGCAAAAAGACCCGCCGTGCGGCTTTTACCGTGGCGGGGCGGCATATTAATTATTAAAACTTTCTCGTCGGTTTCATAGAACTCTTGGAGCGCGTGGCAAAAGTCTTTGAGGTAGGTGCGCCCTTCCATGTAAAAGTCGGGGGCGAGCGCCTTGCAGAACTCCCAAAAGTCGCGGCGGCATAATTCAAGCTTGGCTTGCCGCTGTAATTCGCGGAACTGCCGTTCCGTTATGCCAAGCTGCTCCCATTTTGGTATACTCATTAGCCACCCTCCCCGTGGTCAAAAATTTTTCTGGTGTAGAGTCTCATATCCAGAGGATATTTTTTCTGCCCCTTTGAAAATCTGGGAAATTTTTTCTGGGATAGAGTCTCATCCGGGGTAGCCCAAAAATCTGCCCCTTTAGCGTGCTAAATCGCTACCGAACTAACACGCTAAATCGAGATCATTACTTGTTAAGAAACTAACAAACTGTAATAATGGTTACATTCTGTAACTATTTGTGGGCTACGCGTAACCTCTTTGTTACTTTTAGCGTTTCATTATTGAACAAAATAGTTATTTTGTTCAATTTCCGTAGTGCCGTGTAGAACGCCGTATAAACGCGTCAGATCAGAGAGCTATCCCACCATTGCCAGACAGCTAAAAGCCGTTATAACGCATTGTAGCATCATTCTGATAAGGTTTTAAGCGCGTCTAAATCCAGATTATCAAGATTAACAGTGCTTTCAGTTTTGTTTATGTTAATGTTCGTATACTCTGCATCCATCTTATTGAGAATATCCATAGCGCGGCATTTATCGTTGTTATCCCCGTTTTCGATAATCTCCCATAATACACGCCGTTTCTTTTCCCGTTCTGAAATGGCTTTTTGTTCGATAGGTTTATTTAGGGCAGCTAAATACTCTTGTATATCATCCCTTGCTAAAAGTCTGCTACTTTCAATAGCTGCACTGGTATCTGAATTACCATCGTAGGCGGTTAAATAAGCTTGTGTTCCGTTACCGCCATTAGTGAAATATTCCCGGCAAAAAGCTTTCATTTTCTCAGTTAATGCCATGTAATGCACCTCTTTTCTGTGTAAAAAGGTTATAAAAACAGAAAAACTCCCAATAAGGGAGTTAGTTAAAATTTTATCTATTTTTATTATACTGCCGAAACAAGAAAATGCTGTGCAATCTTTATGCGCGGTTTATGCAAATTGGCTTTAGATCACTTTTAACGGCGTTTAGCTGTTGGGGTAATATCCCGGCATACCCTAAATCAGAAACGCGCATAGAGCTTTTTAATCGCGATTATTAAAAGACAAAAAGAAAAGCCGGGGTTAATTCCCCGGCTTAACTTCCCAACCATACCAGCGCCGCCCAGAAGAGGAAAAACCATATCATTTCAAAACCTCCACGGGCAGCGCGTCCCATTCCTTTTTACTAATGACGCGCCCGGTAAACTGCCGGGAAAACTCGTTAATATGTCTTCCCGTCGTTGCGCTCCATCCTCCCCAATAGCGGACAAAGCGCCCATTTACCACACCGCAAACGATGGTAGAATAACTGCGGAGGTAAAGAGCGCGGCGGCGCTCTATTACCATTGCTTTCCCG